AATAGAAAAAGATTATTACAGATGGACTATGGAGGCGGAAAATATTTCTTGACAAATCCTTAAAAATTTGTTATAATATATTATATTATGATAGCAGAAGATTTATTAAAAGAGAAAGGAATACATTATCAGATAAGTGGTAAGGACGCTAAGATTCACTGTCTTAATCCTGAGCATGATGATACAAACCCTTCAATGAGAGTGGATAGAGTTACAGGAATATTTCATTGTTTTTCCTGTGGTTTTAAAGGTAATTTATTTACATACTTCGGAGCACCATCAAGTCCACTAGAAGTAAGAGTGCATAGAATAAAAGAAAAGATACAAAAAGTTAAAAGTGAAACTGTCGGAATTCAACTCCCGAAAGATAGATTGGAATGGAGAGGTGGCGGTTTTCGAAACATATCTGAGGAGACCTTGCGTATATGGGACGCGTTTACTTGGAATGTACCCCAATTCGAGAACCGTATCATCTTTCCAATCCGAGATATTACAGGCAAGACAGTTTCGTTGATAGGTAGAAGTCTGGACGATTTTAGTAAGAATAAGTACTATATCTACCCAGTAGGAGCGGAGATGCCGTTCTGTCCAGCAAAGGTAAAACCTATTCAGAATAGAGTTATATTAGTTGAGGGTATATTTGATGCTCTCAATCTTTGGGACAAAGGTCTCAAAAATACTGTGTGCTGTTTTGGTACACAGCAAGTGAGTTGGGTCAAACTAAGTCTACTTAAACTTCAAGGAGTACAAGGGATAGATATTATGTTTGATGGGGACGAGGCGGGAAGACAAGCAGCTGAGAAAGCAAAAGACTTAGCTGAAAAACTAGAGATGTCTGCAAGAGTAGTAAAACTAAGAGAAAGTGTAGACCCAGGCAATCTAGTACAATCAGAAATAGACAGATTAAAAGGAAAATTATATGGCAATAGCACTAATTGAAACAACACCAAGTAGTATAAACTACAGCAAATACTTTGAGTTCGAGTTCGATAGATTCGCTTTATGTAGTGATTCTAGCAAACGAAAAATTCTCAAAAAAGATGTCGATATCGAAATCGATGAAAATGCGTACGATTACCTCATTCTTGTAGGTTCAGACGCTTTTAAATTTTTTACAAAAAAGACATCAATAACAGAGTACAATGGAAAAATAATTGATGATAAATATTTACCATTACTAAACCCTGCTATGATGAAGTTCAAACCAGAAGCAAAGAAAGCAATCGAGGAAGCCATCGATGACATTCACAAATACATAAGCGGAGAATTGACGCAGAAAAAGATTCCAGAGGACAGATGTTATGGAATCACAGATAGTAGAGAACTAAGTCGCTATCTTATCAAAGCAAGAGACTGTGAGGAATATGACTTCATAGCACTTGACTCCGAGACATCAGCGTTGTATTGTAGAGATGGTTATATGCTAGGCTTCTCAATGAGTTATGAGCCAGAGCATGGCGTTTATGTAGACTGCGATGCTATTGACCAAACTTGTGAAGCACTTATGCAACAAATATTCAATAAGAAAAGAGTAGTATTTCATAATGCTAAGTTTGATTTACAATGGTTTCAGTATCATTTCAACTTTGAGTTTCCAAACTTTGAAGACACAATGCTAATGCATTATATGTTTGACGAGAACCCAGGCACACATGGTCTGAAAACACTCGCACTCAAACATACAGACTACGGCGATTATGAAGCCGAACTTGGAACATGGATTGCAGACTTCAGAAAACGCACAGGCATACTCAAAGATTCTTTTGATTACAGTATGATACCATTCGATGTAATGGTACACTATGCTGCGATGGACGCCATAGTAACTTTTCTACTGTTTCAAAAGTTTGAGGCAGCGATAGTAAAGAATGAGAAACTTACATGGGTATATAAGAATATACTAATCGAAGGTTGTAGATTCCTTTCACAAGTAGAGAACAATGGTGTGCCATTCGATAGTTTCAGACTAGAGAAAGCACAAAAGATAATGCAAGAAGATATTGACAAAGCAGTAGAAAAACTACAAAGTTATCCTGAAGTCAAAGCATTTATCAAAGCTAAGGGCGGGTTCAATCCAAACTCAACAGTACAATTACGAAGTCTTTTATTTGACTATATTGGTCTAACCCCAACGGGTAAGAAAACGGGTACTGGAGCAGATAGTACAGATGCGGAGAGTTTACAGAAACTTGCACAAGAGCATGAGATTCCTGCTTTGATTTTGGAAGTTCGACAAAAGGTAAAGATTAAGACTACTTACTTAGATAAGATTATTCCTAACTTAGACATGGACGGTCGTCTGAGAACGAACTTCAATCTACATGGAACAACCAGTGGTAGATTGAGTAGTAGTGGTAAACTGAATATGCAACAGCTTCCAAGAGATAATCCAACTGTCAAAGGTTGTATCAAAGCCAAAGAGGGCAATGTAATCGTGGCAATGGACTTGACAACAGCAGAGGTATATTGTGCTGCAGTATTGGCAGATGACAAGAACTTGATGAAAGTCTTCAAAGATGGAGGAAACTTTCACTCAACGATTGCGAAACAAGTATTTCGACTGCCATGTGAGGTCGAAGATGTCGCTGAACATTACAGTATCGAAAGACAACAGGCAAAAGCCGTAACATTCGGTATCATGTATGGAGCTGGCCCTGCAAAAATCAGTGAGCAAGTTACCAAGGACTCTGGTAAATACTTTAGTCCAGCAGAGGCAAAGGGTGTTATTGATGATTATTTTCAGGCGTTCCCAAAACTAAAACAATGGTTGACTAGAACACAACAATTTATTCAAGCAAATGGTTTTATATACAGTCATTTCGGCAGAAAGAGAAGACTGCCAAATGTATTTAGTAGTGATAAAGGTATTGCATCACATGAGGTTAGGTCTGGTGTGAACGCACTTGTTCAGTCAGTAGCCTCAGATGTCAACTTACTAGGAGCTATTGATATGCAGAAGTATATAATCAAGACAGGTATGAAATCTAAGATATTCGCACTTGTTCATGACTCCATACTTGCAGAAGTTCCCGAAGATGAAGTAGACCTATATAGCAAAAAGCTACTAGAGTTTGTACAAGCAGACAGAGGACTATCTATACCTGGCGCTCCTATAGGGTGTGATTTCGATATAGGTGGTGATTACAGTATGGGTAAATTTGAAAAGTTCTATGATTTGGCATGATGAAAAACTAATATATGTTCATATACCAAAATGTGGTGGTACATCTATTAGACGAGCTATGCAAGCTAAAGTGCCTGGTAAACATTTAAACAGAACTTGGGTACATGGTTGGAAGACTTTTATAGAACCTAATCTATGGAATCAGCATGCTACCTATGACCAGTATGCACTTACTTACAGAGATTATACATACTGTGCACAAGTAAGAAATCCATATGCTAGATTTGAAAGTATGTGGAAGCATTGTATTAGAGTAGGTTTGACTAATAAAGAATTTTACGAATGGGGTAACAGAACAATAGACGCACTAGCAGTAGGAGATTGGGAACTTGCTTGTGACGAAGAAAAGAGAGAACTAATACTAGGTTACTATTACAATAGAAATGACATACCTAGTTTACTGTTTCAACCACAATGGAGATGGGTTAGAAGTCCTGTAAAGATATTTAAGTTAGAAGATATGAACTTGTGGGAGTATCTAAAGCTATCGCCAATACATGAAAACAATTCACAAAAAGATACAAGAGTGACTTCAAGAGAAATAGTATGGTCACAAGAGTTAAGAGATAAGGTATATGAAGTCTACAGGGAAGATTTTAGAAAATTTAGATATTGATAGTATTATATTTTCAGGCGGTGGTATAGAGTCTGCCGCAGCTGTGGTATGGGCAAAAGAAAAAGGTCTGAATCCAATAGTAGTATCTATATCAATAAATGACAATGATTCAGTGAAACAAATGACATTGGCATCAAAAAGACAGGCAGAATATTTTGGGTTTCCACATTTTGAATATGTAAATACTGTTCCGATGGCTAAACAAAGTGCTAATGTAACAGATACAGGTTTAGATTTAACAGTAAGATTAATATTAGGAAATCCACAATGGGGTATAAAATATATAATAACAGGTACTAATTCTGAAGATAGTCTTCAGCAAAGAGTACAAGTAAGACAACTTCAAAGAGTATTACTAGCAAGATGGACAGGTCAGTATGAACTCTCTGGAGTAAAGATAAGAAGAATGAAAAACTTACCAATATGGGCATTTCCATTGGAGTTTTTAACAAAAGCAGAGATATTCGGTATGGTAGCAACTAGCTATCCTGAGTTATTGAATATGGTTTGGACTTGTCATAGTCCAAGAAATAGTAAACCCTGTCTAGTGTGCAGTAAATGTGTAGAATACAGAGCTGCGAAAGAAACAGCAAAACGAGCTATGAAAAGAGTTCAAGAAGGAGAAAGTTATGGCGCTGCAGTACAAAGCAAAACCGTGGAGTGAGTTAACAACTGATGAGTTTTATGACATTATGCAACTTCGCATACAATGTTTTATCGTAGATTTACAAACTTGTTATCAAGATATGGAGGCTTACTATGATAAGTGCGGTTGGTACATGATGTACTACAAAGGAAATGTTATGGTAGGGTGTAATCAGTTATGCACTAGAAAAGAATTGTATGGTGCTGATGGTACTAAATATACCTACCCAGCTTGGAGAAGACAAGCATGGATACCAGGACATAGAGACCCTAGTGTAGAACTACCTTTCTCACATTCTGTTGCTAAACAAATGACAGGTAAACACTATATGATGTGCGAGGTCTTACATAAAGCATATGCAGACCATATTGAAAGAAACGCAGGATATAGAGTAGTAAATGAATATGTAGATGAACACGGTCGTACTAATTGGTTATTAGTAAACGACCATATTGAGGACGATTGGAAACCATGAGATTATTAGTACATAACTTTGACAATGTAAGAGTATTTAAAGATAGGTCACTATTTGGATTACCCAGATGGATAATAGAGTGCATAGACCCAGACTTTGGCTTTAGAAATGAAATAGTTTTATCAGGAATTTGGTATAAACATGAGAAAGTTCTAAAGATAGCTATGCAGAAAAACAAGGAATATAAATGAAAGTATTAATTTTTGGACTGCCAGGTAGTGGTAAAACTACTATGGCGGCTAGTGTGGCTGAGACACTACCAAACTGTGTACATATAAATGCTGATATAATGAGGCAAGAGTATGATGACTGGGACTTTTCAGAGGCAGGTCGTTGGAGACAGTTTGAACGAATGAAGAATAAAGCCGATGCAGTATCGGATTCAGGTAGAATAGCAGTATGTGACTTTGTATGTCCATATAGAGAAGCAAGAGAAAAATTTAATGCTGATATTACTATATTTATGGCTACTTGTACAGAATCTATATATGATGATACAAACGATGTATTTGAGTGGCCAGAGTGGAATGAGTTTGATTACGATATACCTGACTTTGAAAGATATGACCATGTAACAATATGTTGGTTTATAGGGCATAAGTTATGGAACGATACAAAACCAACAGTACAAATGCTAGGAAGATATCAGCCTTGGCATGAAGGACATCAAGCACTACTAGAAAGAGCCTTGGAGAAGACAGGACAAGTAGAAATCATGGTAAGAGATATGCCCTTAGACGATAACAACCCTTATACAGGTGGACAAGTTATCGATAATTTAGAATATAAACTAGCAAAGTATGCTGGTAGAGTAAAATTAAGTAGAGTTTCTAATATAGTAAATATTACATACGGTAGAGATGTAGGCTATAAAGTAGAACAAGAGCATTTTGAGGAAGATATTGAAAGAATTAGTGCAACAGATATACGAAAAAAATTGTTTACCGATTAATTTTGATTTAGATACAGAATATTTATATGAGCAGTCGCAGAAACGACCCAGAAAAAAGTTCTACTATCCAAAGTTAGGTCAGGTAAAGAATTATTTTTATGCACCATACGAGCCTGATTGGTTGAAGAAGTATATATCTCAGCAGTTTCAGATAAAAGGTAATTTTAACATGAAGTTTGTTTATCTAATACCTGGTTATCAGACTTTAAACTGGCACACAGACAAAGGCACTAAATGTGCTATAAACTGGGTAGTGAACAAACCCTTAAATGAAGCAGTGCTAGAGTACAGAGACAGTAAGCATACTTATAATGCCGCTATAATAAATACAGAAAAAGAACACAGAGTAACAAATTTAGAATTTGAAAGAATATTATTTAAAGTATCATGTTTTGACATGACATACGAGGAACTATGCACAAGATTTATTACCCGATTTATGTTATCAACGAAGAACCAGAAGAAATAGATGGATTGCTCTTAATAGGAGACCAAGTAGTTGATGATAAGAACATGCCAGGAAAGACACTAGGTATGAGACGATTACAGACTCCAATGAGAAGTCTGTACCCTTTGCGTTATCAATTAGATGATGAAGTCGCTATGATGAAACACAGAGGAAAGCATTTTATAGATAGTAATGGAGTGTATTGGTATGATGAAAAAACTACCACTACTACACTAAAGTATCATAAAATACGCAAAGTAGAGAAAAAAGATATAGCAACAGTCATTTGGTTAAAAGATATACCTTTTCCATTTATAGAAGCTCGTCCGCCAAGTGCAGGCACAAGCTGGGCTGGTATACTATACAAGAAAGGAATACCATGGAAAATATGGGAGTTCTGTGAGGAAAAGAAAAAAGATACATGGAGAAAAATTTAAGAGACTGGTATAAGGCGTTATCATGGCGGTTAATAGCAATGAGTATTACCGCAATAATAGCGTTACTTGTAACGGGAAGTTATGAACTAGCAGCAGGTATTGCTGTAGCAGACAGTATAGTCAAGATATTGGCTTATGTCTATCACGAGAGGTTATGGAGATGGTTGACACACAAAAGTTAAGACAAAAGTTAGAAACAAATATAGTTCTGATTAAATTTCAAAGTTTAAAATCAGGCAAAGAATATGAAAGAGAGTACACTTTATGTGAAAAATACATGAGTATACCAAATCATATTAAAAAACAAGATGGCGATAAATTACTCTGCTATGATGTAGAGTTCCAAAAATGGGAAGATTTGCAGGAAGATACAATAATTAAATTTACGGTAGTAGAATAATGTGCGGATTTGTAGTAACATCAGATGTAGCTAATACGGAACTAATGTTGAGAAAACAAGAGTTCCGAGGTCCTGATGCGCAGTCCTTTTATAAAGACTCTTTTGTCGGTATGGGTCATGCACTACTAGATATAAATGGTGAGAGACAGATTCAACCATATAAAACTAAAAATGGTAACTATATTGTATTTAATGGAGAAATGTACGACACAACTATACCCAATGATACAGAGTATTTAGCAAATGGGTTAGAAACATATGGCACAGACTTTTTAGTACATAATGATTGGCATGGCTCTTTAGTATGGTATAAACCAAAAGAACAAGAGATATTTCTAGTAAGAGACCAGTTTGGTGCAAAGCCTTTGTGGTTTTATCGCAGAGGAACTAAGTTTACAATTACAACAAGTTTAAGAAGTATACTTAATGGAGAGCCAGACAATACTCATGAACAAGTGTATAGATTAAATGCTCTTATGGAAGGAAGTGAGTGCAGTATAAAAGACTGTATAAAAGTTGCTCCAGGACAGTATTTTGTTTTAAATCTAAAGAACAAGACAATAGCCAATGGTAATCTATGGAATGGATTTTTAGTTGAAAAAAGACCCTTTGATATAAAAGTATTCAAAGAAAAACTTATAGGAAGTATAAGAAAGATAGCAAAGACAAAACAAAAGTGCGGAATCTTTTTAAGTGGTGGTCTAGACAGTACGATGGTTTTATCTATAATAAAAGATATGGGATTAGACCTAACTGTGTATATTGCAGGTTATGATAATACAAAAGGTAGATATTGGAATCATGACGCTTTTAGAAAAGAGGCTGAGTTAGCTGTAAAAACTTGTAAGATGTGGAAAGTACCTTATAAAGTAGTAGTATTACGACAGGAACTTATGTATCATTACGATAGAGATTGGTTAAACAAGACTAGGTATCCTTGGTCAGATAGAAACAGAAGAGCCCCAAGATATATGCTAGCAAAGTTTGCAGCACAAGATGGTTGTAAAGTGATATTTACAGGAGATAGTGCTGATGAAATAGTAACAGGATATCTTCATCATGGTAAATATTGGGAAGAAGGATATAAACAGAAGAAAGTAAAAAGATACCAAAAGATGGACTGGTATCCAAAGATAAGACATGGTGCAGACCCTTGGAATGATTTACTACTAGGAGATTTATTAATAACATCAGAGCAAAATATATTAGCCACTGACCAAACTTGTGGAATGTTTGGTATGGAATCCAGACCATGTTTTTTAGGACAAAACTTTGTTAAGTGGTGTTTTCAGCATGATGGTTTCTTTAAATTTAAACAACACCCTGAATGGAACACAGGTACTTATAAGTATTTATTAAGAGAAGTTATGGCAGATTATTTACCAGAACATATAAGAAACAAAAAGAAAAAGGTTGGTTGGAGTAGTCCTTGGGATAACAACCATGATAAAACTGTAGAATTATCCAGACTATTAGATTGGCAATACATACACTCTCTACTATGAAAGCAGTACTAAGTAACAGAATATATTTATCCGCTAATAAGGAGTTGATGAATCGTTTAGAAAGAGAATTAACATATACGATTGCTCCTAGAATACCTAGTGACCCACCTATCGTATTCAAAACATTTAGATATGTTAGAGAGGGTTTATGTTCCATACCTATGGGAAGAGAAGATTTAATCCCATCAGACTACGAAATAGTAGATAAACGAGTGGTAAATGAAATTGAACACCCTGAGTTTGCGTATAAGTTACGACCTTCCCAGCAGATGGCATATGACGAGGTAAATGACAATAGTATAATTAACGCTTGGGTAAGTTGGGGAAAGACAATAACGGCTTTAGCTATAGCTGCTAAGCTAGGTCAGAAAACCTTAGTAGTAACCCACACAACTAACTTAAGAAATCAGTGGGAAAAAGAGGTGAAAAAGTCCTTTGGATATACAGCAGGCAGAATAGGTAGTGGAATGTTCAATATAGATGCTCCTATCAGTGTCGGGAATATTCAGACTTTATACCGTCGCATGGACGTTCTACAAAAAGAGTTCGGGACACTTATACTTGACGAAATGCATCATGTTAGTAGTCCAACCTTTACTCGTATTATAGATGAAATGCCGTGCAGATATAAGGTAGGACTTACTGGAACGCTTGAAAGAAAAGATGGAAGACATGTGGTTTTTCGAGATTACTTCGGTAATAATGTAATCAAACCGCCTAAAGAAAATTATCTAGTTCCGAAGATTGATATTCTCAAAACAGAGATTAGGTTTCTAGATGGTAGCTATACTCCGTGGGCAGAACGAATCAATCACTTAACAATGGACGCAGAATATGTACATGGCGTTAGTGCAACAGCAGCTAGATATGCAGCCCTCGGGCACAAGGTATTAGTCGTATCAGATAGAGTACATTTTCTAAAAAGTTGTGCAAAACTGTGTGGCGATAAAGCAGTATCAATTACAGGGGATATGGATTTTGCCGAAAGAGAAAGAACAATGCAGATGATAAAAGATAATAAAAATATTTTGTTTGGAACACAAGCAATTTTCTCTGAAGGTATCTCTCTCAATGAGTTGAGTTGTTTAATACTAGCAACTCCAGTAAATAATGAACCATTATTAACTCAATTAATAGGGAGAGTAATAAGAAAAATAGAGGGAAAGAAACAACCAGTAGTAGTTGACTTTCACTTAAAAGGTAAAACAGCAGCCCGTCAAGCAAATGCTAGAATGGGTTACTACATGAAACAAGGATACGAGGTAAATGTATTATGAATGAAACATCAGTAACACTAGATATAGAAAAAATACAAGAGATGAAACTTTTTATAGCAACCCCAATGTATGGTGGTCAATGCTATGGTATGTACACAAAGTCATTACTAGATACTGCAAATCTTTTTGCAGAGAATGGTGTGCAACATCAAATATACTATCTATTTAATGAATCACTAGTGACAAGAGCAAGAAACTATTGTGTAAATGCTTTTCTAAAATCAGAGTGTACACATTTAATGTTCATCGATAGTGATGTTAGTTGGAATTGTGTAGACTTATTATATATGCTACATCTAATGGCTACAAGAGAAGACATTAGAATATTCTGTGGATTATATCCAAAGAAAACAATAGCATGGGAAAAAGTATTACATGCAGCTAAGTCAGGACTATATGATGAACACCCTGTACACTTAGAGAAAGTAGCAGGAGATATGGTATTTAATCCAGACCCAGAAGCCTATCCAAACGGAGAAGCTCCAGTATTTGAACCAATACAAGTAAAAGAAGGGGCAACTGGATTTATGCTAACAGAAAGGTCAGTATTTGAGGAGTACCAGGACGCACACCCTGAGTACATGTATACTCCTGACCATATTAGAGAAGGTGAGTTTCAGCAAGGCGAAAAGCTATGTGCTTTCTTCGATACTATAATTAACGAAGAAAACAGATATTTATCTGAGGACTATATGTTTTCAGAAAACTGCAGGAAACTTGGAATCAAAATCTGGGCGTTGCCACATATAGAGCTAATGCATTCAGGTAGTTATATCTATCAAGGTAAGATTGTAGATATGGCAAATGTTGGCGTTCATGCTACATTAGACCCCGAACATGCACAAAAAATCTTAGATGGCAAGACAGCCAAGAGCGGTAAAAAATAGTTCTTGACATGAGTTCAAAATTTTGTTATAATATATTACTATATGATTGGAATAGGATAATGCAAGTAAGCAAAGGAAATGTTAATGACATCATTACAATCCTCAGAATAATTACTTACAAACTTACTCCAAAGAATTACTATGATAAGACTTTTAAGTTTTATCAGCATAAGTTCGGTGGCAAATCGTATTTGTTAAATGCGAAACAATTACTTGAAACTGGGCGCACATATAGTGATAAAGAGGTTGCGGAGTATGCTGGTGTCGCTTCTTTTCGCAACTATCACAATTATGTGAATACTAAAGACACCACACTAGACCTTCTGGAATGTCCAATTTCAGAAGATATTTTAAAAAATAACAGACTGCTTAATATTAAAGATGGTCGCATACACTTTATGTTTGAGGAGACAACAGGAGAATAAAAATGGCAATTGGATTCAACCAAACCAAGGGCTCAGCCCAAAAAGAAAAA